CTGGTGTCTCAAGCATCATATCTAGCTGCGGATGATCTAACTCCTCAAACTCTATGTCACAGAAGTTACCACAGTCAGGCATGACTATTTTTTGTTTGTGTCCCTTTTGAGGGTCAAGCTCATCTAAGAAAACCCCTCTTAAACAAGAGTTGCCTACCTCCCTTTCAACCTTTGCCATCCTATCGAAGTGTTCGGGAAAGTCCACTCTGATCTTATTCCAGTACCCTGCACCGCCTTTAACACAACCAATGCAGTTATTATTTTTGTAACCTAACGTGTACATAGTTGGAACTCCTATATTAGCCCCCTGTAAGAAGTACAGACACTCAGGCTTAGTCATCTTCTTTTCTATCAGGGGAAAGAAAGGTTTAGCATCTGGATACTGCTCCTTGAAGCGTATAGCCCTGTTGACTTCTTTCTTACTGTACTCAAAGCCAAAGATCTGACCCCTGTAATCAAGTTCCTTCTCTAACCTCTGGCGAACACGTTTCTTTAGGACAAGAGTACACCTAGCCCCAGCTGGACCATTAACATACTTATCCTTACTTATGACATCAAACTGATCCTTGTACTTCTCTGGTGCACGTTCAGTGATTATCTCACAACCATACCAATCTTCACACTGCTCTTTAAACCTAGCGTTGTCACTGTGTGCAGAGTCGATTCCAAAATAGATAGGCTTAACCTCATCACCAAACTCTTGGATAGCAAGCTTAGTTGCGACTGCACTTGTAACACCTGCACTCCACCAAGATATTATCATTAAAGTACCTCTCTTAACATAAACGTATCAGTGCTGAATCTCAGCTTACCGGCCTTGCCTTCGATGGAACAGGGTCGGTTTTTTTGTACCGTAATTGTTGTAGTGTTTCTTTCCTCTAGTGTGTCAGCTTCCTTGTCCCGCTCTAAGTCTAAGACTACAGAAGCCCTCTGACCAATCATCTTGCAATACTTAGGATCTCCATATTCATTGGTGTGAGCAATAGTTACAATACCCACGTTAAGATCTGCTGCAAGCTTAGATAATCTAACTGATAGGTCAGCAAGTTGTTGTTCCTTACTCTCCTCTGAATGTCCAGTAACTACATCCTGTATCGGCTCAAAGAATATGAACTTACATCCGCAAGCCTGACTAAAGAAACGTATCTGATCACATAAGTCATCAGCGCCTTGGTTCTCCTCAAGGTAGAATTGATACAGTAGCTCATCTTTAGTTAGGGTCTCAATAGCTTTGATAACCTCTTCCTCTGAGTCAGCTTCTTCAATAAGATCCCTACGTGTAAGGTTGTCCTTGGCTTCATAAGACACAAGCCCAAGCAAAGATCGTAGCTTAGTTTCTTCTAGGTGCCACGTAGCAATAGGAACCTTACGCTTAAGCATGTTGTACTCTAGGTATCGCATCACCTCTGTCTTACCTATACCTGTAGGTGCCTTGATAACTGTGAAGTGACCTTGCATAAGACCTAAGATCTTCTCATCTAAGGCCTCAATACCTGTAGGCACGTACTGATGTTCTGGCGTATCTCGATACAAGTTAAGGAACTGCTCAGTAGTATTGAAGATATTGTCAGGTACATACTTAGAAGAGTTGAACCAAGCGTTCTTAAACTCAGATGCTGCACCAGCAGTCAAGAAGTCATTGGCGTCCTTATATTTATTGTGAGAGACACGGTACACTTTGTTAGGAAACATCTTAGAGATCTTTGCAGCAATACCGTTGCCAGCCTCATCATTATCTACAGATAAGATAATCTTCTGGAAGCTATCTAGGTAAGGCTTACACTTCTCCCAAAGTGCCTTGGAAGGGGTAGCTGATGGCAGTGAGACTACAGGATTAAGGTAGGTATCCCTAGAGCTTAACATTTGGTAAGCAGACATAGCATCTACCTCACCCTCTGTTATCGTTAAGATGTTAGAGCAACCAGCAGTAAAGAAGTTCATACCGAATAACTCATCGGTCTTGAATCCCTTGCTTGCATAGAAATCCTTCTCCTTAAGATTCCTGGTTTTTATTCCCCCGCTGGGGTACACATAGTTTTGAGTACCATTAGGGTATGTGAGGACATCATACTGCTCCATAGTGCGCTCTGATATACCTCGCATAGCTGTATAACTACCACCATCCTGAGCCTCTCTTAAGCTCTCTGATGTCGTATTTCCACTGACGGGGTATTTGTCCTTAGCCCAATCAAAGGTTGCCTTCCTAGAAGGATAACTACTCCCACAAGAGAAGCATTTACCAAAGCCTCTAGTGTTATAGTTAAAAGCATCTGATGAACCACAGTCCACATAGGGACACGGTTGATCTCTCACATTATCATGTACATCTGTATTCATACTTACTCCTTATTATTACTACCATACCTACAACAATCGGCCTTAACGAAAGGGGGACATAATACTATAGGCACCCACTTTTGTATTTAACAAATACCACAATCAAAGTTTTTGTACCTGTTGCAAATTTGTAACTATTTTTCTCAGTTGAGCAAATAGTTTTTTCTCTCTTTGATCTATTCCTTGCTGAGATATGCCAAAGAAGTCACCCATGTCTGATTGAGTCATGTTCTCTACAAACTTCATATGCAGCAGAAGCCTATCGTCATCTTTGAAGACTAATTCTATCTTCTCGTTTAGTTTATTATAGAAGTCCGTTTCCTCGTAGTTCTCCTCGACCGTCTCGTTAAATAAAGACGCTGTATCAAAAGGTATGATCTCAGAGCTAAGGATGTTTCTTAGGTAGTTAATACCGTCCTCGCTCCAATTAGTATCGCCAAATTCATCTGCGTCTATATCCCTACTGAGCCTACGTGACACATCAGAGGCAGGGATAGCGACTGGAAAAACATCTAGGTTAAGGTAGTCGTGCATCCTACGATTAGCCTCACGATATAATTTCGCTGGATGGGGTTTAGGGTCTTCAGTTAGGATCTCGTAGCATTGTAGTAAGCCCTCACCTACAAGATCGTCATAGTGGTTAGGGTTTTTATATCTACGGGCTAGGCCCTCGCACATCATCATAATTGTTTCTGGTTTCATGTCTTATCTTTCCACCACTTCATGGTATCTCTAATTGCTATATATACACCTAACATAATTCCTACGGGCAGTGCTGCAAGCGCAGATAGAACAACACCCATAGTTATTATGTAAGGAATTAACTCACCCGTTTCCATCGGGACGTCTCTTAGGTTTGATAGAGGCTGATATAACCTCAGTCTTTAGGCATTGACCTATAGCATCCCTATCTAGGGCATACACAGGCTCGTAATAGGCTGGTAGGGCGTCTCCACAGGCCTTATAACTAGGGAAGATGACCTTAGCTTGTAGGTAGTCACCATTTAGCGTGTAGCTCAACACAAGGACAGTATAGAACAACATTATAGATACTCCACTACTACACCAGTATTCCACTTCTTAGCCTCTTTCTCAGCATCCTTACGGCTACTAAAGACCCACACCTCAGTGTCATACGTCCAAGGGTTCTCTTTCCTTACGAAAGTGTATTCCCCTTTCTCGATCTCTATTTGAACTGCATATCTACCCATCACTCGTCTCCTTCTCTAAGCCAGCCCTAATTAAGGCTATGAAGCCTGCATTAAAGATAGCTGCGAATGTCTCAGGGTCACACTCTACTTGTAGTGTAGCACTACCATCCTCATGCTCTTCTATCTCTGTTATTTTTACTACGTCACTCTTCATGGTTTATTCTCCTTAGCCCCAAGGGCGTCGCATCAAAGATGCTCTGCTGTATCTACGAAATCTTTTATTGTAAGCACGTTTGATCTTCTTTACCTGTCCTGATTTCCATCGTAGGAACTTACGTGATTTACTTAGGGCATCATATTCATCACCGCCTTTCATAGGTATACGTTTATTCATCTCTTAATGCTCTCCACGACACAGGAAACAATTTTACCATGCTACAATCGATTTCCCACGCTACCTCTGCTGTCTCAGCTTGTGTGTCAGGCTTACAGCGAAGCTTACACATATCAGCAAAGGCATCTAAGCTACCTGACCAGTACCACTCAGTCATCATACTCTGTGGCAGTACCATACGGGCTTGCTCAGGGCATACACCACGGTCTATCAAAGAGTTGTACTGCATAAGACTCCAATCATAGTCTACAGTGATGTGGAAATCTACAGGTTCGCCACTGCCCTGCTTCTTATCAGCACTACGTTCACGCCATTCATCAGGCACATAGAACTCAGGCTCACTGTCAACATACCTACGGCTGATCTCATTCCATCGTAGGAACTTATGCTTGACTAGCTGTCTAGCTACAAAGACTGGTGCCTTAACGTGGAAGCTCGCAAAGCAATGTCCGAATGGGCTGATGTGCTTGTGCTTGGCTAAGTAACGGATCAGCTTTGAATCCTTGTCTTTCAACTTAGGTGGACCCCACACGTCACTTGTGTCCATCTCACTCTTCTTACCAAAGCTTACCCGTGCTGCATTAGCTACAGATAAGTCAGATCCCATATGGTCTACATATGTTACCTCAATCAAGTTTGACATATAAATACTCCTCTTTGTATTCCACTGTGTAGTCTTTTCTACTGTAGGGGTTACGACAACAATACACAAAATCTTGAGCGTCTAACTCCGACAAGAATAGCGCTATGATAAGGTTATCACTGTTAATTACACAATACATTTAAACCTCCTTCTTATGTTTACGCTTCCTACTTAATATAGGTTTCTTTTTATCTGGGACAACCCTTGGTTTATATTTAGGTTGCCTCAGATCTTTAGCCATAGGGTTAGGCTTTCGATTTACCACGGTGGCTCCCCATACTCATCTAGCTCAGGCATCTTGTAGCTTAGATCGTAGCTTACAAGCTCATTCTCCTGCTCACATTGATCCTCAGTAGGCAAAAGAATACCCAGTTCACGTAGCTCCATTTCCATCTCAGGGGTCATTCTCTTCCCTCCATCTTGAATAAGCACACTCCTGCTCATCCCAATCTATATTTTCATCGGTGGGGTCTTCCTGCTTACAACTAGGGCAACCCCACTCATCTATGTCGTGCATGTCATGGATGCTCTCACACTCATGACACACTTCTTTATTGAGCTTGTGTAGCATTAGCACATCCAATCCTGATGCCACTCCCAATAGTGATCCTCTATTAGATCTAGGGCTTTCTTAACTACATGATCAGGTAGGTCAACTAACTCACCATCATCATCATAAGAGTTGAA